TTAATCCCGTGCGTGCAGTTGCTAAACTTGGTCCAGCACTTCCAGTCTGACCCCCTGGAGTAAACGTGGCATTAGTAAATGAGTAGAGTGCAGCCAAAAGTGGCGGCCAAAGAGATTGTCTCCGATAATCTCCTGCTTCTGCAAGACTCCAAACACCACTAGCAGAACCTGTTGTTGGTGTGTGTTTTGGTCCTATTCTACCGCCATTACCGCGCATATTTAATTCCTATAATCTAGTAATTGTAACAGAACCATTGGCGGAAGAAAATCCAGAAAGAGACGACACGGACCCAGAAGCGTTTCCACCCGCAGTCACGGAAACTAAGGAGCCCGTCCAAAACGAACCACCGCCTTGCCCTCCTCCATGACCTGGATTACCCGCACCAGGCCAATTCATACCGCCGCCGCCGCCAGTATATCCGCCGCCGCCACCGCCAGAGAGACCGTTACCACCTCCGCCTGCACCACCACCAAAACCGCCACACTCTGAAGTTGTTTGCCCATTTCTTCCGCCACCAAAAATAGAAACTCCTGAACGAGTGCCTTTGTAACCTATATTAGAGTAACTGCCCATGGTTCCGTCTGCTCGTGCGTCTGTGCCGTCTGATAACCACCCTGCACCACCTCCACCTGGACCGTTCCAAGTTCCTTGGGCGCCGTCATTGGAAGAGTAACGTCCGCCCTGACCTAAACCAATATAACCGCCATTACCTCTGCCGCCACCTTCAGTTGGTGTGCTGGTAGAACTGCCGTTGCCGCCAAACCCAAGATCATGACCAGTTCCGCCGCCACCACCCGCACATACTATAAGCGACCCACTACCAACATTACCTGTAAAAACCCAGCTGCCACCGCCTCCATGTCCACCCGAACCGCCGCCACCCGAATGCCCACATTGGCCTACAATTATGTTGTATACTGTGCCCCCAGTTAACGTCACATTTGTGATAACACTAGCTCCGCGGCCCGCAGCTGGTCCAATGCTAGACCCACCATTAGCACCAATACAGTCAATCCTGTATGTGCCTGTCGCCGGACAAGTCCATTGTTGTGTCCCGTTAGACACGGAAAAATGACTGGAAAGAAATGCTGCGCCAGAATATGCAGTTTGACATTGTGCTAAGGTTGGTCCATTGATTCCTGTCGCAGTCGCGTTAGTGAATGTGTGTGCAGTGAAGGCATATAATGATGGTGGCGCCAAAGATGGCCAATTGGATGCACCTTTTTCCGCATGTGCAGATAGGAGATCCCACATTCCAGAAGCAGAACTTGTTGAGACTGTTGGGAGTTTACCTCTTACTCCACCATTAAACCTTCTGCCCATGTTACGAAATCTCTTCGTAACTGCAAACCGCCTCCAGATCTGAGTTTGCATTGGCGGTCAGGCGAAGAGAATCACCTTCTTCAAGATAGATACTTGCGTCTTTAGATAACACAACCAAGGTGGCATCCGCTGGAACAACTACGGTGTTTGCGATGCGGTATGCGGTAGAACTTCTGAAAAGATCCACAGTGACTTCTGCGTTGTTTGTGCCGTCGATATTTGCGACAATAAGAGAATTTATCTTAAAAACTTTTCCGCTACTGCCACTATTGGTGACAATCGCCGTTGCAGAAGTTGTTACAGCAAGAACTGCGGTCTTGCCTACAATTGTGGTCACGTTTACAATATTTGGTGCTGCCATTTTATCCTCCGAATACTATTGCCATAGCAATGGCTTTACCTGTCGTAACACCGGCGGCTGGTTTATTAGATAAATCAGCATACGAACCAGATGTCGCAACAGTTGCCAAACTTGATGTATTTGCTTTGGCAGTCAATTGTGTTTGAATTGCAGATGTTACACCGTCTAGATAACTCAACTCTGTTGAAGAAACATCACCAATGCTTGTTGTTGATGGTAATACAACTGTTCCTGTAAATGTTGGACCAGCAAACATAGTGGCTTTTGATTCGTTTGTAACATTTCCAAGACCCAGTGTAGTTCTAGCTGTAGCGGCATCGGCGTCATCTACTAGAGTTAGACCAAAGGCACTGACCGCAGAAGAATTTAACTTAGTTCCGATACTGGTAGTAATCGTTGTTGAGAAGTTTGCATCGTCATTAAGTGCCGCCGCAAGTTCGTTCAATGTGTTTAATGCTGAAGGTGCAGTATCAATTACGTTTGCAACTGCCGTGGTTGCTGCATTATCAGCATAGGTCTTAGTCGCAATTGTTGAGTCTACGGCAACAGAGCCATTAGTAATAGCAATACCAGTTCCTGCGCTAAAGTGGGCGCGGACATCTGTAGCACTTGGTCCAGTAAAGGTAAATACGCCAGTTGAATTGTTATATGCTAATGAACCGTCGCCGCCAGAGTCGGTAACTGAGACTGCGCCCCTAGCAAGTGCATCCGTATACTGTGTGATTGATGTTGAGATGGCGCCATCGGTAATACCAATTCCAGTTCCTGCGCTAAAGTGGGCGCGAACATTCGCTGCCGATGGTCCTGTATAAGTTATTACACCAGTTGTATTGTTGTATGCTAGTGTACCATCGCCGCCAGAATCTGTTACTGATAATGCGGTTTTTACATCCGCAATAGCCCCAATAGTTTTGACAGAGGCCGAACCCTCTACTTGATCATTTATTTGTTTAGGCGTAAGTGTTACATCTGTAAGTAGTTTACCACCAACATTGTCAAACAAGAAACTTCTAGTTCTGCGCGACATTATTCAGAAACTTCTGTTGTCTTAACAATTGCTGTCCATCTGACGGTTTTACTGGCTGCACCAGTTACAAACACATTAATGGCGTCATTTGTATTATCTGCGCGAACATCAACCACCCATGCAATATCGTCCTGTGCAACAGCAACTTCGTAAACATTACCTACGTTGGCAACAGTGTTGGAAAAGTTATCTGCGCACCCCATTAGGTGCCAAGATGCACTCTCGCCAGTTGCGTCTGTTCTTCTTGCAACAATAGATACTTCATAAAATAAAGTAGTATTGGTCGGCACAGGTATTCTAGTAGAACCCCCTATGAGAATCTCTGCTTCTGTTGCATTCGTGGTTGTACCATACAGCACATACTGTTTGGTATAATAATCCGTTTCGCCTTGCGTCAATTGCCCATCGAATGTAATATTACCCGTGCCAGTAATATTATTAGAATTTAAATCTAAATCTCCGCCAAGTTGAGGAGTAGTGTCATCAACTACATCTGCGATGCCACCACCGGGAGAACCGCCATCGAGGCTGCCCATGTCATAGGTTTCACCTGCGCTAGTTAAGTCTCCGAGATCGACTTCATCTGCAAAAAATACAGGAACTTGTTCACTGACACCGATTTCGATTATGGCGCCATTGGTTCTTTTTGTGTATAACGCTCCGTCGGCCAAATTAACAGCAAGTTCACCTACTGCAATATCACCAGCGCCTGGTATAGCACCTAGTGTTTCACTTCTTTTTAATTGAACTACGGTTGCCATATTAATTCAATAGGGCCCCCGCGGAATCATAAATTGCAACACGAGAGATAGAATACCACTGTGTTACAGATGATGCCATTAATTCGATTGAACCATTTGCTGCGACCTGAATTGCTGCGTTTGCTGATAATGCGTCGATTGTTCCACCAGTTGCTGGATAGATACTAAGAGTATTTGCGCCTTTATTAACAATAATAATTCTACGTCCAGCAGTTGCGGTTGGGAGTTTGACTCCAGTAGATGAAGCAACTGTAGTAACTACGTTATAATCTACAGTTAAAGCAGTAGCACCTGCTTGATCTGAACCGGCGGCAGAAACAGCGTTGTTATTATTTACAACCGCACCATTCAATGCTGGTGTTGTTAATGTTTTGTTAGTTAGGGTGTCTGTAGTATCTTTAAGAACAATTATTCCTGTAGCATCGGGAAGAGAAACACTTCTATCTGCGGTTGGATCTACTGTTGTTAGCGTAGTTTCAAATCCATCAGCAGTGGCACCCTCAAACACAAAGGCATTTTGAATGTTAACTGTTGTCGAATCTACTGTTGTGGTTGTACCAGAAACCGTGAGATTGCCAGTGATAGTTAAGTTATTATTTACTGTGGTAGTTCCTGTGGCAGCACCGATAGAAAGAGTAGTTGCTGCACCAGCAAAGTTTACAGTTGTAGCAGTTGTATTAACAAGCGCAAATGTTGTGCTTGGTGTAGTTAATGATGTTGTGATTGCAGGGCTTGTGCCAAATACAGCAGCACCAGATCCAGTTTCATCTGTTAGTGCAGTAGCAAGTTGAGAAGAAGTGAATGATCCAAGAACAGCAGCGTTACCAACCGATGTAACATGTCCAGTTAGATTGGCATTGGTCGTTACATTACCAGCAGTAAGACCTGATGCTGTACCAGTTACATTGGTCATTACACCAGAGGCAGGAGTTCCAAGTGCTGGTGCAGTTAGCGTTGGACTGGTAAGTGTCTTGTTAGTTAGAGTCTGAGTCGCTGCCAGAGATACAATTTCGAATCCTCCTGCAGCCACACCGTCGTGAACTACTATAGTGTCTTTTGTTGTATTGACGGTAACTTCACCCTCCGCACCAGTAAAGGTCGCGTGCTGGGTAGTAGTTCCTCTTCTAAGTTGTAAAATTGTTGCCATTTGTATCTCCTAGTCCACCGTTTTTAGGTAGTATATGTTCCACCATCAAGAATGGCACCGTCTTTTATGTTTGCTAGAGTGGTTTTCAACAACTCATGTCCACCAGCAGTGGAACCGTCATGCACTCTTATCGAATTGTTTGTTGTATCTACGGTAATTTCAGCTACGGCACCAGTAAAGGTATTGTGTTGAGTGGAAGTACCTCTTCTTAGTTTAACTCTTGCTGCCATTATGCGATGCTCCCGTAATCAACTGCGTTATATGCAGCGACTTCATCAGTGATTAATCCATAATCCAGGTCAGTTATCTGGTTCAAACGAACAACAGCAACACCCGGTGTTGTAGTGGTATCTACATTGAAATCGCTAAATGCGGTGTCGGCAAATGAAATCGTTGCCACTGATGTTGCTGCGCCACCATCATTAACTTCAACACCGCCAAGAGCAACAACTGTTCCGTCGGTCTTTTTAGAGAAGATTTTCTTGTCTACTAAATTAACAGCAAGTTCGCCGATTGCTAGATCGGCACCAACTGGTGCCGCCCCGCCAGTCTCGCTTCTTTTTATTTGAACTACTGTTGCCATAGATTAATCCTATTCATTTTTTGTAAAGTTGGATTCTTCCCAGTTATCTTCAGAAGACTTTTTCGACTTAGGAGAGGCAGTAGCATTCAATGCTTCTTCTAGTTCCTGTATCTTTGCTGTCAATTCAGCAACAGTCTCGTTGGCGATATTCAACTGGGTTTTCAACATAATACTATCAAGTGTTATCGTTTTAAGTTGCTCTGCCAAATTATTAATATACGAATTGATGAACTTAGTTTGATCCATTATGTATCTCCACGAAGTTGGGGTGGGATAATCCCACCCCATTCTTATCTATTTATTAGTATGTTCCACCGTCGATATTACCGAACGAAGGAGCAGCACCTGAACCACCAGATGTCAGAACTTGACCAGCAGTTCCCGCAGCGGTAACACCGAGTGCATCAGTACCATTACCGAACATAACACCGTTAGCAGTAAACGTTGCCGCACCAGTACCACCGTTTGGAACAGTGATTGCTGAAGCAAGCGACGAAATAGTTCCGCCTTCGAGGTTAGCAACAAGAGTAGCAATCGAATACCCAGTTGCGCCTGTGTTAACAGTTGTAGTTGGGGCAACTTGTGAATCTTTGAAGAGTCTCCACTTACCGTCCGAAGCATCGCGGAAGATACCTGAGTAAAGGTCTAGCGAACCGCTGGTATCATACATACCGAACAGACCGATGTCAACTGCGTCAGTTGCGTTATTGTCGTTACCAACGAATACGAGTGGATCGGTAACAGTTAGAGTTGTCGAGTTAACAGTAGTTGTTGTTCCCGAAACTGTAAGGTTACCAGCAACTGTTACGTTAGCACCTGAAAGTGTAAGAGCAGTTGTTCCACCCGATGACTTAATGTCGTTTCCAGTAACTGTTAGATCACCAGCAACAGCAACGTCTGCACCCGAAAGTGTCAGAGCAGTAGCAGAAGATGACTTAATGTCGTTACCAGTTACGGTAAGATCGCCAGCAACAGCAACATCAGCGCCTGCAAGAGTTAGAGCAGTAGCAGAAGATGACTTAATGTCATTACCAGTAACTGTTAGGTCACCAGCAACGGCAACATCTGCACCCGAAAGAGTGATAGAAGTTGTTCCGCCATTTGCCTTAATGTCGTTACCGCCAACTGTTAGGTCGCCAACAAGAACAACGTTTTCTGTAAGAGCAACAGTTACGCCAGCATCTTCTGAACCTGAACCTGAGATAGAAACTTGGTTTGCAGTTCCAGTAACAGTAGCAACATAGTTACCAGTTGTGTCAGTGCCAAGAGCAACTGAGTTAGCAGCAATCGAAGCAACACCAGTTTCGCTGATTGTGATATCGCCCGAAACAGCAGCGTAGATGTAATCGCCGATATCTTCAGCAGTAATCTTCTTGTTTGCAGTTGCCGAAGCATCATAAACAAGGAATTCGTCTGCATCAGCAAGTGATGTCAGAGCAGTAGCACCAGTAATATCAGCAACGATACCAACTGAATTGTCTGTAATAGTTGTTTTGATACCAGCAGTACCAGCAAAAGTCAGAGTTCCACCAGTCGAGAAGGAATCAGTATTAGGAACTCCTTGGTTGTCGCTGATTGTGAATGACGACGAAGCAGGTGCAGAGAATGCGAGTTGACCTGAACCGTTTGTGGTAAGGATCTGCCCGTTTGTACCGTCTGCGGTTGGAAGGATCAGAGTAAGGTCAGCAGCCAGTGTATCTGGTGCCTTTAGAGTTACTTTGTTGGAACCGTTATCTGTTCCTTCAGCAAAGGTTGCTTTACCACCAACTGATGATGTTGCGTCGATAAGACGAGCATCAACCTTGTCTGTGAAATACTTACCACCAACTGCGTGAATTGCGGCAGAACCACCTTCCACTGATTCGATGTAAAGTTTTGCACTTGCGCCGTTGTTGCTGGCGTCTTGTGCGTATGCCATTTCCCCTTCAAGAAGGGCAGATGTTGTCGGAGCAGTTGCGCCCGAATTTCTTTTAATTTGAATAATTGTTGACATTTACCATTTCCTTTTTGGGTTTCAGGCTATTATTAATATGTTCCGCCGTCTATATTATTTAAAATTACTTCCGATGCTGGATCGGCTGCTTCCCACTTCTTAGTTACTGAATTATAAATCAATGTATATCCATCTTGTAATCCTTCAGCATCCACATCCGATAAACTTAGCACGGAGGCAGCGGCTCTTTTGCTTACTATACTTGTATTTATAGTTTTTGAATTTGGAACAGTTACTTTTAACGCCATTATTTTGTTACCTCCGGATTGATTACTACAATTCCTTCGAGAACTCTAACAGTCTCTTCGCTACTAGTAATTTCAATATCATACACATATCTACCTGCTTTAATTTCGGAAGTTTCTTCCGCTGTAAAAGATATAGTTACTTCACCATCTAGGGGCGAAGAAATATCTGCGGTAAAATCTATTGCAGTATTTGTGTAAAATGATTTACGCATTTGAGATGCGGCAGTATAATCTGTAAGGTCTTTGGGGTCGCCAAATTGATCGGCCACGGCTATAGTAAAACTAAAAGTCGTTCCCTGATCGATATAAATATTTTGAATCTGTGACATGAGAACCCTTATAAATCTCTTTGAACTTATTTATAATTTTAGGTGAACTATGAAAACGATATTAATGCTAAAATATGGCACAAAATATTCCAAAAAAGATGTAGATCGTATCATAGAAGCGACAGGTGGTAAGTATAATTATGCCTGTATAACAGACGATACTACCCTTGATCCAAGAGTTAAAATAATTCCATTACCAGAAGATGTCGATGGCACGTTCATTAAAATATGGATGTATGGATTAGAAGACTTAGGTGATGTTCTTTACTTTGACCTTGATATTAGAATACAAAAAAATGTTGATAATTTATGGAATTATCTTGACGAAACCCCTACAATATGCTATACATATTGGAAGGACATAAGTTGGGTTGACCAAAAGGCACGTTCATATAGCGAACAATATCTTAGTAATTATAATTCAAGTGCTGTTCTGTGGCGTTCTGGTAGTCCAAAAGCAAAGGCAATATGGGAACACTTTGAAAAAGATGCCGATTACTATATGATTAAATATTGGGGCGACGATAGATTTTTGTGGCATGAAGACTTTGACTTCAAGTGGTTTCCTAAGGGTGAGTTTTATTCGTTTCTCTATGGTGCAGACTACTATGACCCAGAGAAGCGAGTTGTAGATAGATATCGACCAGAATATACCGTTTGTTTATTAAACGGATTAGACTATTTTCCAGGATATGATAAAAAATATGATGAACTTTCTAACAATTAAATGGGGTGACAAATACTCATCCGATTATGTGAACAATCTATATCACATGGTAAAAAAGAATTACACAGGAGAGTTTAGATTTATTTGTTATACGGATGATGCCTCTGATTTAGAGTGCGAAGTTCACCCTATTCCAGATGATGATTTACTACATCCAAAATACTATTTCGGAAAAGAAGCATTCTGTTTTGATAGAGCCAAGTTTTTAGTTTTTAATTCAGAAGAATGGCTAGATTGTGAGCCAGAAGATAAGTTCTGCTACTTTGATTTGGATATAGTAATTCAAAGTAATATTGATGAGATTGATGCTCTAGCAGAAAAGCCTCGAATAATACATTGTTTGTGGCAACCAGAAAATCAAATAGATGATAGGTTGTTTATCGAGACTAGAGGCACTTTCTTTAACTCTAGTATGATGCTGTGGTCATACGGCCAATGCCAACAAATATATTATGATGTCTATGAAAATAACGAAATAGTTTTCAAAACATTTTTTAAGGGCAGTGACAACTATCATTATTGGCGTCAACGAGAATTCTGGAAAAACATTCCCGATACATGGATATACTCTTGGAACAGAGGTCGATATTATCCAGATGATGTAGTGCGTTTCGAGTTTAGAGACGATGCCAAAATCTGCCTGTTCAATACAGATAATGTTCCCCATCCATCTGCAAAACAACATGTGGAACTAGCAGAATGTAATGATAAAAATATTGTTAGGTTGTGGAAATGAGAGTAAATTACGTTTGTTGTAAGTGGGGCACCAAATATGATGTCGAGTTTGTCAATCGACTTTATCGGATGGCAAAGAAACATACCCCAGATAATTTTGAGTTTCACTTCTATTGCTATACAGACAACAGTGAAGGTTTTGAAACCGAGATTAAAGTAATAGACTTCCCAGACATTCCCGACATACATCCGAAATACTGGTTTGGATCTGAAGATTTTAAATACGGCATGGCACGTTGTTGGGACAGACCAAAGACGTTCATCTTCAATACACACAACTTCGCAGACGATAAACCAACTGGAAGATTTGTCTTTTTCGACCTTGATGTTATCATTCAAAATGATTTGTCGCCAATCATCACTTATGACCTAGAGAACCCTACTAAGTTACGTTCGTGGTGGCAAGACCCTAGACCCATGAAGTCTCGTAACTTTAAGTTGTCACATGGTGCATATACGAACGGCAGTTGCATGGTGTGGTCAGATGACCAGACAGAATGTATTTGGCATGATGTCCTAGAACACCAAGAACGTATTTGGTTTACATTCACGGACGGAACAGACAACTATCATAGTTGGCGATGGGGTGACTTTAGTAACACTCCTTTGTGGAAACATTTCCCAAGCACATTTGCATATTCATATAACAGAGGCAGAGATTGGGCACAGTGCGATTTGCAAGTAGGCATATATAGAAAAGACTGCATATTATGTGTCTTCAATGTGGACTTACTTCCGTTTCAGGACAATAAACGTGGCAAAGTGAAGCAGGAATCCTTAGTTGATCCCGATTTGTTAGAGCATTGGAATGTTTGATGATTAATATTTACACGGTGAAGTGGGGAACAAAATATAGTTCTGATCATGTCAATAAAATACTTGAGCAATGCAAAAAGCACATCACTACTGAGTTTAATTTTTATTGCCTGACTGAACAAACGATTGGGTTACACTCCGACGTTATTGTAATTCCTTTTCCAGAGGGTAACTATTATGAAAAGTGGTGGAACAAATTATACTTGTTTGAGAAACAAGTTGTTACGCAACAAGGAGAGAAACTATTTCTTGATTTAGATATAGTTATTCAGCGCAATATCGATTGCATCGTAGACCATAACCCAGAAGATGGTTTAACATTTGTTCGCACTCACTGGCACAACCTAGAGAAAATGAAAGAAGATACGAAGGATACTCCTCGTATGTATACAGACCTAAATTCAAGCGTGTTAAGAT